GCAACGGCTGGCCGCGAGTTTGCGCCTGCTCAGGAATAAACCCGGCAGCAAGCGTTGCATCAGGAGGGGCGGAAACATTGGTTTGCCCGTCTGGATAATTGATGGTTGATTCTGCAAATGTTGGCATTTTTAATAAAGGCCGGTGAGATGATAGCCAGATTCTATCACGGTATCAAAATTAGGAGAATTAATTGCAAGCCATGCAGAATCAACATCAAGGCCAAATCCGCCAACATCCAATTCAGCAGGAGCTATACCACCTAGCCTTGCGCCACTGGATACGGTTGTGGTCTGAATCTGCATATCTGCATTATTAGCTTCCAAATAATCAGCATTTGAATTAACAAATAATTCTGCTGGGGCAGACTCTTTCGCAAATCGAAATGGCGGAACGCGACCATATGAAACCATTACTGGAACATCAGAAATTGCAGCAGGCGACAAACCTTGCATGGTTTGCTGCAATCCAACAGGAATAACCGGGCCACCAGTAAAAAGAATGGCCGTAGCCGGATATTGCTCCATGTATTGAATATCGTCAGGCTTCGTCAGGTAGCGCAATCCCTTGATTAAATCCTCTGGCGTAGCATCTGACGTATTAACGAAAATACGGAACAGGATTGCATCGCGGTATGCCTCATCGTCACGACCAGCGCGAGGCTCACCGACAATATATCCACACCCGTCAAGTTGCTTGCCAACCGCTGTCGCAATCCAGCGGTTATTCCGGAGTTCATCGGCCAATGCCTCGTATTCAGAAAGCGGCGAAACCATGGCGCCGACAACAGCCTTTACGAGCGGCTTTTCCTGAAACTGGTTAGTTAGCCTTCCTTGACCAATGGCGACGTAATCAAGCATCTTTAGATACCCGTAACGACAACGCGAGAAGTATCAAAAACAGCAATCTCGGCGCGACCAATGGCGATATTCGTAGAGACATAAGACGGCGTGTCTGTAGGCGCATTGGTAATTGCTGCCGTGATTGTCATTGACGCGATGCCAGGGACGCCGCTGTAAATAGGCCCATAGAACCGTTGGATAATAATGTCGTCATTTACTCCAATATTCGCATTGGCGTAATCAACCACAGCTTGCTTAATTGCGGCAACTGCGGTTACAGGTAGCGTTTCCTCAGTGTCCAGTGCCGTTACATCAACCTTTACCCAGGCGTACTTTGCAACAGGCCGACTAAAGCTAACCAATTGGGCATCGCCAGCGCTATCCTGAACGCTGATGGAAACGTTGCCGTAAGTCTCAATGCCAGCAGGCTTAGTAAGCCAAAGCTGATTTGCAATGTCAGAATCAGTACCGCCAATAACAACGGTTTCAAACGACTTTGCAGGGAGGCCATCAGAAGTCGTTACCATGGTGCGGTTTTCGTAAATCCTGACGCTTGTGACGGAATCAACTTCCGCCAGCATTCTCGCCTTGATGGATTCAACCGTAGCAGAGCCAACGGCGCGGACAGACGTTGCATGGCGAGCGCGAAGCTCGGTATCCGATTCAACGTCGCGACCAGTGGCGCCAGCCTTTAGGTTATAAACGCTATCCCAGCCATCAATTGGCGTATCAATGCTTGCCAGAGCGCCAACAGGGCACGGGAAATTTCCGTTCTGCGTAGCGACGAAAACAACAGGAGAGCCGCGTTTGGTGATATTTAGCTTGGCATCTACGGTAATGGAAAACGGCGACTCACCATCAACTGCAACGACGCGCAGCTTTTCTCCAGTGGCCGTAGCGGTCAGCAGCGAAGAATTAATCAGCGCAGCAAGCCCTGCGACAATTTCCGTCTTTGTGGCGCTTGCATCACTGGTGTATGTTGAAGAAGCGCCACCGGCATAAATGTTGTATGGAGTCGAATTTGCAACCGTCACAACCTCAATTTCAACATCCAGCGCGTTGGCGCGGCTAATGATAATTTCAGAAGTGGAAGTGTATTGAATATCCGAATGCGCCAGTGCATTGATTGGAATTACCGTGCCTTCTACGCCATAAGCGCAAGCCGTAACGACAGTAGGCGATGCAGGGATACGAGACAGGCCGACAAAAGCAACGGCGCCATCTAGGCTAGTGCCTTCAGCACTGTACGGATACATGGCGTCGTATGTGGCTTGTAGCGCCTCATATGAGTTATCTACACCTTCCGCCCAAATACCCTCAAGCTGGCCGATAACAGAATCAGGCGCTGTATTGACCGGACCCAGCGCGTCAGTCATGCTCTGATCGTAGTCCGCTTTAATTTCCGGGAGTCTAGGGCGCGAAAACCCGTCAGCAGTTAGGCTCATGTATTAACTCGAATAAGTCCGTATGGGGTTTTGCACTCGAAATCCACTTTTAGAGAACGAGTGCGCCTGTCAAATTGGTATTTGAAACTTTCAATTGATTCAACATCAGCCACTTCAAGAATTGATCGTTTTATGGCAGCAACAGCGCCATTTAACGAGACGCGCTTGCCGAGAATTTCATCAATATAAGGAGTGCCGAACTCTGTATCTAAAAACCATTCTCCAGACCAAAGTTTCAGCTTAATCAATAACTGCTGTCGAACTCGATCCGCGCCTTTAATGACGTACAAATCCAAGCCACTAATGGCTAGATCATTGGTAATCGGATCGAGTGCTAGATCATTCATTGCGCAATTATATTACGAAACGCCACCAGATGTGCCGCCCCCTGGTTGAACTCCGGTATGCGTATGGCTATCGCTAATATTCTTCCCATTGCTGGTAGAAACCCCAAGTCCGACCATTCCCGCAAGGTAACTAAATAGACCAGAAACTGTTAGTTTTCCGATAAACGTGCTTTGTGGCGCTGAAAATGTACATCCGCCCGGCGCATTGACTTCCATTGCTCCCGCGCTGGTAAGCTTGATGTACGCGTCTCCGAAATACATCACCGTATCGTCATTGTTTCCACCCTGCGCCGTAGTCGCGTTGTGTGCTGGCACGCAGTAGGCGTCGTTTAGGTCATGGCGGCGCTGGTCGTCCGTTCCGTCCGTTGCTTGCTGTGCGAACACCACAAGCACGTTGTCACCCGGCTTAATCGGCCCCTTGAATCCGCACTGCCCGCCATTGAAGCTAGGCCACCTGACCGGAACATTGTAGATCACAGGGAATGGCAGCGAGTCACCATCCTGATATTGCTTGTTTGCCGTTGGCTTGACGGCGGCAAGCCCGTTGGCGTAAGACACTACCACGCCGTTGAGCGACGTATTGACGTCGATCATCTCGCTCTTGATTAGTGCGCGTAGCGATGCTACGAAGTCGTCGTTTTGTTCGGCCATGTGGCACCTAAAAATAAATTAAAATAACTTGCTAGAACACTTGACACGGTTAGAAATTAGTTTATAATCACTACATCAACTAACGAAACGGAGCAAATAAAATGAGCAAGACGAAAAAAATGTACGAAGTTCGCGAATTTGTTGGAAACAACTACAGCAAATCACTTGGAAGAAAGCTTCGCGATAGATCGGCGGCAATCAAAATCAAAAACAGACTGAAAAAACAAAAAAGAGAAGTTTTCATTTCGCCAATCTCAATTTCTATCTAACAACATTCCAGCCGAAAGGCTGGGTTTTATTTGGATAAATCATGCACACAAAAGGCCCTTGGAAATATAAAAATTGGATCGGAAACAACTATGCAATCATTCCGTGCGTAACGTCTAGCAATCCATATCCAGTTATCGCGATAATGCAAGCTCCCGGCGAAGGCGGCCCAATATCTGACGAAGAGAGATTTTCAAACGTTCGTCTTGTAACAGAGGCTCCAAACCTTTTCGATTCGTTGCTAAAAGCGCATGACTTATCTCTTGACGGAAAGCACGAAGAAGCAAGAGAAGTTATGCTTTATGCTATAGAACAAGTTACTCAAGAGCAGATTCCTGACAATTATTAACAAAGCCCCGCAAGGGGCTTTTTCTTTCCTAGATGAATCGTAAGCTCAACTCTGAATACCAGTCCTTGCCGAACGTGTCTCCGACATGAACGAGCTTCTCAATCTTGAAAAAGTTATCAACGCCTTCGGCCTCAAGCTTCACAATATCCCCAGGTTCTAGAGAAGGTTGCAACAAGCATTTCACCTTATAGCCTTGAATCTCGAAACGCTCTTTAATCTCGCCGCTCTCAGTTTCCTTGTTGCGTTTGATTACGCCAGAAGTGTTGGTACTAATGCCTTTTTTAGCCGCCGCCTTGTCGCTCATGGTCTTAGATTCAAGGCTTGGCGATCCGATCATTCCCGTTTCGCCAGAAATGACAATTGCCGTGCGTTTTAGTGCGCCGCCCTTTTTCAAAACCTGGATTTCTTGATTCTGGATAGACCACTCGCACCCAAGATACTGGCATACCTTGGACATTGCTTCGCGGGCACGTCCCACGAACGAGAAGCCTTGCGGATAGGTCTTGTTTGCAATATCAGGAGGGAGCGGGCGAACAGGCAGACCAAACTTCGTTGCAATGCCATTGAGTACCGTGCCGCCAGTTGATCCAGGGGGAAAGCTGACGGAAAATTTTGAGTCACGGTAAGCAATCATGCCGTCATCTAGCTCAAATTCCGTCACCCAATCCACGCCGTCTCTGCTAGTCAGACTGCGCCGAATGATCCCTACAAAGCAAGTCACCGGGCCAACGTCTTCACGATAACCAGCCCGCAGAATTACTGCGTTATTCGGCATCTCTACCAGACGGCGACTGTCACGGTTGAGGTTGTAGATTTTCAGCGTCGAGTTGTTTAGCGTCTCGGATAGCGTCTTTTCTATGCGGAACGAAAAGCGCAAGTCCTCGATAAGGATTCCCTTACCACCAGACTGCCCAACGATCAAATCGGCTACGCGGTCAAATGAAGGCATAAGCTATTGTAACTTAAATTCCAATAGTCATTAGCTATTACTGCCTCGGCGCAATCGGCACCGGATTAGTAACAGTCTCAGGGTCATAGTAGAAAAGCCCGTATTGCCCGCCTACATCATCAAATCCGGGGCGATATGTTAGCCCGGCGCGGTTCAAAAAGTACAAGTCGCCTTTCATGTTCAATCGCGCAAAGCGTTTCACCAACGGATAGTTATTGACCATTTTGATATTCAACAAAATGGCATCGCCGTCTCGATAATAGATGGACAGCGACCAATAACCGAAACGCTCATTCCATAAGACGCGGAGCGTATATGGAACGCCATCAAGCGTAACATCCACGGTCTGGTCAGGTGCGCCAGCGATAAGAGGAATTTCTTGCAGGATCATTGTGAGAATATTCCCTTTAGAATACCAGTGGATTTCTTGGGTGTTTCAGGCTCTTTTTTGCCACCATTCTTTTGCGGCTCTGTTTTTCTTTCTGTAGACGCGTTGGCTTTTTTATCTGTTTTCTTACTAATCCCGGGCGGAACATCAACAACTCTGGTATTGACGATCCTCACTTTCATAAAATCAATGGAAAACTTGATGGAATCGCCAATCTTTGAATCGCGAGGAAGATTAATCGACTTAATCGCCATGTCTGTATAAATCTTGTAGCGCGTATATACAGTTACCAGCTTTCGGTCCTCTTTGATTTTCAACAACGCCTCAAATGCCGTTAATACCCTATCGTCGCCATTACTAACAGCCGCAATCGCTGCATCGGAAATTGCGGAATTAGTAATGACGCCTGAAATTTTGAGTTGATCAGGCAAAGGCTGGATGTGGTCGGTAATCGGCGCTCCGAATTCCACTGGATTGCTTGTAACTTCGTTAGTCCATTCGTGAGCCTCATCGAGATTCACATCCAGGTCAATGGAAACAACCTCGGACGCAAAAGAAGTGATTGATTGACCTACGTCAAGCAAAACCCCGACTGTCATTGTACCTGCCCCATTTGCCGTGCCATTTGTGCATTGTCAGCCGATTTTACCGCTTGAACCGTGGCCGATCTAGCCGCATCGGCAGTTTCTTTCGTGGTTCCAGGTGGCAGCGTCTGATTAACCGTCACGTTTTGAGTAGAGCCGCCACCAACACCAGGGACGCCAGAAGGCGCCGCAGCAGCACCGGCAGCCGTGGCGGGCGTCACATTAACCGACGTTTCAGTTCCGAGGCCGACAAGTGACTTGGCTTTTTCCCAAGCTGACTTTAGGCCAGCAAAGAGATTGTCCCAGGTGAAAATGCTCTTGATGTATTCCCAAAACTCCAGTGTATTGGTTTTAATCTTCTCCCACATGTCGGAGAAAATCTGAATAACCTGATCGTGGAAAATACCGAAAGCCAGCCAGAGGCCCATTAGCGCCAGAATAATCAGCATAATCGGGCTAAGTGCGGCAACCCATGCAGCGGCGGCAGCGATGCCGAATGCGATAACCGCCCCCGTCAGTGCAACCAGTACCATTTTTACTGTAGTTGCTGCAACAGAACCGGAATTAAGCCATTCTACGAAGTCACCTAGAATAGATTCTCCGCCTGTAAAAAATTGATAAACGTCCTCAATCACTAAGCCTAGAATGAATAGACCTGCAATCAATAGAGTCATTGGGGAAAAAATAAGAGCAATGCCTCCAGCAATTAATCCAAATACAGCAGGAGAAAGTGCCGCAGCCAAAGCGATACCGAAAATTTTTACAGTATTAGTGGAACCACCAAGAAATCTTACAAGTTTGTCTAATCCAATTTCTATTTGATCAAATGCCCAAAGGAAAAACTTTGAAACCTTGGTCACCGTATGACTTTCTCGATTAAGCCTATTGATAAACTTTGACCACCTATTACCAATGATGGTCGTCGCTTGGTTCACCGTCATCGGCATTTGTTTGAAGCGTTCTTCAAACACAGTAGACATTTTCTTGACAGCCTCAATCACAGTCTTGGATGTGATTTTCCCCTCGCTTGCCAGCTTCTTCATGTTTTCGCGCGGGATATTCATAGCAAGCGCAAGCTCATCCATAAACTGAGGCGCAGCTTCTGCCATGGCGCGAAATTCGTCGCCCTGGAATACGCCGGAGCCAATTGCCTGCCCGAACTGGAGAAGGGCGGAGCTTTGCTCTTGCGCCGTAGCACCACCAACGACTAGCGCTTTGGTGATGGTGTCAGTGATTTGCAGACCCTCCTCCTGGGTCTGAATATACTTCTTCCCAGCGTTTTGCAGCTTGACGTAAAACGAGCCATAAGCCTCAATAGACGAACGAGCAGCCGATGCCCTGTCCGCAACCGTATCAAAGGCGTCAGCAGCGCTTGTGATGGTCTGCGGAAGCATTCCAACGCGGGCTTCCATAGACTGCATCTTGTCGGCAGTATCTGAAATACTTTTGATGGCGGAAAGTCCGACGAAAGCCGCCAGCATACCGCGCAGGGAATTGGCGGCAGCATCAGCGGAATTTTTGATGTTATCAACTTTTCTGTTGTAACTATTGATCTTGGATTCATCTACTTGGAATCCGATTCTTGTCACGAGCTCCCGCACAATCATTTATCTCTCCTTACAAAAAAAGCCGGACTACTTCCCGGCTTTTTTCTCCATCATATAGTGCTGATACTGTTCAAACGCTTGCGACATATCAAGCAGGGCATTCAGCTTAAGCAGATCGTCAATGCCTACCAGACCGCTTAAAACGCCTTCCAGCGTGCATTTCCCGGCAAGGATAGGACGCCATATCCATAGCTCCTCTTCCAGTGCTTCGGATAGGTTGCCGACCCTGGAAAAATCTATTCCGTCACCGACTGGCCGCCAGCGTTGTTTCCAAAGCGGGCCGCCAGATTGGAAAAAAAACCAGCAAAGTTAAACTTCATCACCTCAAATATCAATTCGTAAAAGTCAGCCAGCCCGTCAGCATCGCCAAATACTTTATCAATGGTCTGCGGGGAATCAATCTTGGTGTTATCCGTCACGCTGGCAACCTGGGCCAGTTTGAACATCGGAAGAACAATATCGGTGATGACGGATTCGTCCAGCTTTTGAGAAATCACCTCAAATGCAGAACTAACATCCATATCCATGATATTGGCAGTCTTTTTGCCATCTCCAGCAATTTCGCCAAGCACTGGCAGAATCAGCTTTTGCAGCTTCAATAGAATGCCATTAGCCGCAAAAGCGGGAATTTTGCTGGCAGCGTATTCTTTGTTGCCAATAATGAAAGTTTCGCGTGTGGTCATTTTTATCCTTTAGAACCAGTCAGTAACTGTTGCAACAACACTATCAAACAGAGAATTACTATTGCTGCCGCCAATAACCATCATCAAATCAGCGCAATCAATTGTCCAAACTCTGTCAGATATTTTATCTGAAAAACTAATGTCATTATAACTCTTAATCCAGCTTTTTTCAGAGAATAAAACAGTTTTCCCTGACAGATCACGAATGCCTAAATTGAATGGCTTGTTGATTCCGTATTTCTCGGCAATGCCATTGGCGCTAAACCATTGATTGGCTTCGCTGCTTGCCATTAATGTGATTTCTACTGTACCGCTATTCGACGGATTGCGGATGCGACCTACCTCGCCATCAACGCCTACAATCTTAAAATAACGATCATCGTCATATTTAGCGGAAATAAAATCACCGGCAGCAAAGCCGGTGATGATATTGTCGCCAATTGTGACTATGACTTTTTCAGGGTCATACGTCCCTTGAAACTTTCCAGCAGGCATTAGCCATTGCCGCCATAGCTGATAATCAGGTCAGCAGCTTGCAGCGTCCAGGTGCGTGAGCCAATTTCCTTGCCGAATGTCATATCCGGGGAGGTCTTAATCCAAGCATTAGACGCAGCGGCAAACGAGCGGCCCGACAGATCGGCAATACCGATAGGAATAGCCGGGTCAATGCCACCGATCTGAGCGAGGTTAAACAGCGCGCTCAGTTCATCGTTTGCCGCACTAGTGGAGGACAGAACAATCTCGATTTCCCCCATCTTGCTTGCCGTCTTCGAGCGGCCAACTTCACCATCAGCGCCGGCTTTTGCGGTGTAACGATCCTCGGAATACTTGACCGTCACGAAATCGCCGTCATCAAAACCGCTGACGATCACGCCGCCAACGGTAACAATTACTTTCTCGGCGGCGTAAGTTCCTTGGTAATCACCAACTGCCATAAAAACCTCCTATTAATCCAGGCTGTAAGCCAGGGCGCCGGAAATGTTGGCAACGTGGATGGCGCCAGCAATACGGGCATTAAACTTGAAATAAACCACGCGGGAAGCCTTGATGGCGTCGTCAATTTCAGAATTGAGCGGGATGGTGACATTGAAGCCGGGAACAGGCTTTCCTTCTGCATCCAGTTCATCGGGTGCAATACCTCCGACGTTCTGGCCTGTCCGCAGGGAAGACTTCAGATTGTTTCCAAGCAGTTGAATGCCGCCGTCAGTGTAGGGAATCTTGTCCCGATTAATCATCAACTGAACCATGTTCGTCTGGATCAGGTCTTTCAGATAATCTCGGAAACGGATGATGTCAATCCACTCGCCCGCAGCAACCTTGCCAGGATTTGTAAGAGCGATGGAAGGCTGGTAATACTCGAATGTATTGCCATTCTTGCCAAAGATCACTGTGCGCTCTGTGGCGGTCAGCTTGTCAGGAGTGACGGCGGCCAGACGCTTCAACGCCCAAGTATCGCCACCAGGGGCAATGGTCAGAACGCGGGAAGCCCAGGCGATCTCAGGATATTCAGTATTTGCATTCTTCTGGTAGCTCCAGAAGGTGCGGTAATACTGGCTGTTCTTCAGCAGATATCCGGTGTCTGTAGTGGAGCCAGCATTAGTGGAGCCAGCCTCTTGAACAGCCGTGCCGAAAATCTTTTCTTGCGTTTCAGTCCAGGCGGCGGCTTCAAGAATACGGGCCTGAGTGCGCTCAGTCAGGTGCAGGCAATACCAAGCGTTGTCCTCGTTGCGAATGGCACCAAGGTCAGTAGTCAGGGAATTTGCAGCAGCAGCGGGTGTAACATCGCCCCACTGAACCTTGACGAAACTTGTCAGCGGAACGATACCGCTAGTGAATACAAGTTCAACAACACCAGCGGCCGCAGTCGCAGTCACGCCAAGCGCAGCAGTATTGATGGCTGTGGCAAGCTGAGTGGCAATGGTGGAAGTGGTTGGCGAAGATGCGGCGGTAACACTGATTACAGTGGTGCCAACTTTCAGGCCATAAACCGCATTAGCTACGGCATCAACAGGTGCAATATTCACGCTGTCAATACTAAGACGGCCTACTTTCACCTTATTAGGATGCGGAGTCTGAGAGAAAGCAGCAGACAACGCCTTCATCACATCTAGCGGCAGGTTGTCAGGATTTTCGGAATCAAAGCTGGTGTAGGTGCGGACTCGCTCGGCAAAGGATGCCAGCGGGGCGGCAATAAGCTGGGTTCCGAAGTCAGCCCGCTCCACCGCAGCGGTATTAAGCGCAATCTGTACGCTTACAATGTCGTTTAGAGTACCCATCAAGGCATCCTATAAAGTGTTTATAAACAGAGACTATTGTACAACAAAAAGCAATTGTTAAATGCAATGACTATGGCTTTGCAACGTCAATATCCCAAGCGCCGGAGCTATTCTGTCCCGGCGTATTTGTTCCAGTGGATTCAATATTTGCCGTTTCAATGATGCCGACGTTATCAGCCTGACGAGACTTATAGCGGACGAATACATCCATAGAGGCCCGCTTTTCAATTTGCGATTTATCCAGAAGCGCTGAAATATCGGTGACTGCCGTGGCGTCAAAGGCAATCATTCCTTTCTTTTGGAATTTATCAATTACGGTATTAAGGCGTAGCTTTTCTGCCACGGTTTCCAATGTTTGCGTGACGCTATCCGGCCCATAAGCCTGATACCGTTGGAGATTCACCGTAAATTCACGATCACCGACTACATCCTGAATGCCATTAACGTCAGGGTCGCTATAGTGGTCACGATTCACCATGCGCCGGCTCGTCACCTTCATTGCCGTGTAAGGCAATGCAGGGCGCGGCGCATTCTGATCCATGAAAATGAGCGTGCCGCCTACCAACGGCTGGAATAGCTCATAGATATCAGTTTCCAGGCTCATTTCGGCTCGGGCAGTTTCTCAGCCCATGCGGCTCCCTGCTGGCGGCCTTGGCTGATATTGATAGCCTGCACCTGTGCAACGGCCTTTTCACGCGCATCAGGCCCGACGTAGCATTTGCTATTCTTGCCTTCGGCCTTCCATCCTTTTTGGCCTTTAAATACACACTGAATGAGTTTAGATGGCATGGTTAATCCTTTTATTGACCAATAGGAATACGAATGGCCCAATAGCGGTAGTGCGGGATAACACCCATTTGAAAAGTTCCAGTGGATGTAATCTCGAACCAGCTATCCTTCCAAAAAATGCGATCCGGTTGCTTATCAACTCCATTATCTTCGGCGGTGGTCAAAACTTCGGACGTATATACCTTGATAATGTCTGAAATGCGGCGCCCTTGAGGAAGGTCGATCATATCCTCGTTTTTAAGCGGCTGAACCGTCGCCATAATGGTCTGCTGCACTTCTCCACCATCAACGAAAACGCCATTGACGTAGGAGCCTGGGGTCTTGCGAAGAATTGTAAAAGGCTTGCGGAATCCCATTACTTCACCGGGCGGACGAGATGATTAACAGAATTCAACATGGCGCCAGTATCAATAAGTGTGCGGCTGGATTTCTTCCTGGCAATCGTGGAAGGCGCATTTTCTGGAGGGATATTGGATAGAATCTTTTTCTTAACTCTATCCGTATGCTTCATTCCAATTTTATTTAACGCCGAATAGACGGTGGCATTTCCGGATTTCACATCATCGTAGCCACGATCTAAATCAGCTGTAATAGCGCTGATGTTTTCATCAAACGAAGTACGCATGAATGAACGCTCAGGAATGTTCGCCGTGCCGTACTCGTTGTAAGTGGCATACTCGGCAATAGTCACGCCTTCGTCATTGGTTCCG